GGTACTGTCTTACATATGGGGCAGTATCGCATTCGGAAGCGGGGTGATGGTATGATCGTGACCTTGGAGGAGGCTAAAACATATCTGCGGGTGGATTATGCAGATGATGATGCTCTTTTGGAAGGGCTTTTATCTACAGCCCATAGGCTCTGTATGGATGTTGCCCGGATATCCGAAGAGGAGTTTTCCGGGGAGGCGGAGAGCGGGAGGGCAGCGGTTCTGTATACGGTGGCTTACCTGTATGAGCATAGAGAGGAAGCAGACCATCATGAACTGATGCTTACTCTCCGATCTTTGTTGTTTGGGATCAGACGGGAGGGCTTTTAATGGATATCGGTGCATTGCGGGTTAAAATTATGTTTCAAAAGAGCAGCGCGGTGGTGGATAGGATCGGAAACCGTAAGAGTGAATGGGTGGATTACTACGGCTGCCATGCCACTGTCAGTGGAGAAAATGGTTCGGAAAGTGAGACAGCAGGCGTTACCGTGGATAATGCCGGGATCGCTTTTACCGTGCGCTTCTGCCTTGCAGTCAGTGCGGTAAATGTCACCGGATACCGGATTCTGTTTCAGGGCGAGGTGTATGATATTGTTGCCATAGACCATCTGCAGTTTAAGAAAAATGCACTGAAATTCCGGTGCCAGAAAGTGAGGCGGTAGGTATGGCAGAAAAGGTATCCATAGGGGATATGGCTGCGGCCATCAATGAGGCGCTGGCGGAATATGCCGACCTTGCTGCAGAGGATATGAAAAAGGCGGTAAAGCGGGCCGGGCGAAAAGTCCGTAAGCAGATAAAGGAGAATGCACCTGAGAGGACAGGGGCATATGCGAAAAGCTGGATGGTAAAGACCGTAAAGGAAAATGCCAATGTCTTAAGTCTTACGGTACATTCCCGTGATCGGTATTATCTGGCACATCTGTTGGAGTTCGGTCATGCGAAGCGTGGCGGCGGCAGGGTTCCCGGAAAGGAACATATTGCCCCTGCGGAGGTGGCGGGTATCCGGCAGCTTACGGAGGAGATCGAAAGGAGCCTTGGACGTGGATAGATTGTTAGAGTTGTTAAATGAAATGGGGATTCCTTATGCGTATGATCATTTTGCAGAGGGGGAATCCCCGGAACCGCCATTTATCTGTTATCTTCTGCCCGGAAGCAATCATTTTATTGCGGATGGACGGGTGTATTACAGGATCAATGAAGTGCGGCTGGAATTGTATACGGATAGTAAGGATATAGGGCTGGAGCAGCGTTTGGAAAAGATACTTGATACCTACGGTATTGTCTATGCAAGGACAGAAACGTGGATTGAGAGTGAGCGGCTGTACGAAGTCCTTTATTCATTTGATATGGAGGGAGAGAACGATGGCCAAGAAGAATAAAGTAAAATTTAATGTCTGTAACGTGCATTATGCCCCGATCACGGTGGCAGAGGATGGAAACGTTACGTTCGAGACACCGGTTCCCATGCCGGGTGCGGTGTCTATCAGCCTTGATCCTACAGGGGAGCCGGAATCATTTTATGCGGACGGTATTGAGTATTATGTGATCAATAATAATCAGGGATATGACGGTGATCTGGAGCTTGCCATGATACCGGAGTCTTTCCGTACCGATATTTTGAAAGAGGAGGCGGACAATAATCAGGTACTTGTGGAGAATGCCAATAGTGAAACAGGTAGCTTTGCACTGCTGTTTGAGTTTGACGGTGATGTAAGAAAGATCCGTCATGTAATGTATAATTGTTCCGCATCCAGACCTACCATTGCCTCCAAGACCAACGAGGAGAACAAAGAGGTACAGACGGAAACGCTGACGGTAAAGGCAAGACCAATGGCAAATGGCTTTGTAAAGGCAAAGACTGGGGACAGTACCACGGCGGAGGTGTACAATAACTGGTATAAGACGGTGTACCAGCCCGTGACTGGTGAGGCTGCCGGGGAACAGGGGGCGTAAATGAGTATCGTAAAGAAGATTGAGATTGACGGACAGATGGTGGCATTCAAGGCAAGTGCCGCCATTCCCCGTATTTATCGGTTGAAATTCCAACGAGATATCTATAAGGATCTGAGATTGTTGGAAAAGAGCGTAGGAGATGGCAATGAGGAGAACTCCAATCTGGACTTGTTCAGTCTGGAAATGTTTGAGAATATCGCTTTTGTCATGGCAAAGCATGCGGAGCCTTCCATACCGGATACACCGGAGGAATGGCTGGACGGGTTCAATACCTTTTCCATTTATCAAGTGCTGCCGCAACTGATCGAACTCTGGGGATTGAATGTGAAAACGGATGTAGAGGCTAAAAAAAACTTCGTCCGACAGAGCGTGAAATGACAACGCCATTGTTTCTGCTTCGATGTGTACAGTTGGGATTATCCATGGCGGATTTGGAGATGCTTTCGATTGGTTTGATTAATGATATGTACTGTGAAAGTCGAAATGATGAACATTCTTACGCCGTGCTTGCTACGCAACAGGACATGGATAACTGGTGATGCTGTAAGATGCGGGAAAGGATGCATTCTGATTGTGCTATCAGCCTTTTTCTGGTATAATAATATCATTAAAGGCTGATAGATTCAATGTGTTTTACAGAGGAGGCAGCAATATGAGAAAATTGGTATTGGTTTTGTGTATAGTACTTGCTGTTTCAATGTTCACTGGATGTAGAATGGAAGAAATAGCAACATTAAATTCTGTACTGACAGGGAAAGAGAGCTGGCCACAGGAATTTTCGGGAATTACAAGAAGCAGACTTAAAAAGGCATGGGGTGTGCCAAGTGAGATTACTGAAAATAGTGATACCTGGTATGTGGACGGAACATATGTAAAGGTCACATATGAGGAAGATAAGGTGGTTTTGGTTAATCGTTCTGAGACGTTGCACGCCACGATTATAGAAGTGGAAAACGCCAAGGTGCTTGTGGAACCGGTGGAAGTAGAGGGCGGGCCGAAGTCGAAAGATCGGATTTATATTTCGAAGGCATCCCTTGGCGATGAAGGGATTGCATTACTTACAGAGGGTGCTATCTTAGAGATAAAGTATGATGGAAGGGTTTTGGAAACCTATCCGGCTCAAATCCGTAACCCGTATGAAATAAAAATTGTTGAGAATAAATGA